TGGTGATGTAGTAACTCAGACAATACCGTTTAATGGAAGTGCAAATGTAGGATTTGCGGTTACTTTAGCATCTGATTTTAGTGCTAATACAACAGGAATCGTAACAGCATCTAAACTTTCAACAGGTACTGTTGGAACTGGAATTAATGTTGGAACTAGTAGTATTACTGGACCTTCTGATTTAATTATTGATCCGTCTGGTGTTGGTGATGATACTGGAAAAGTTACTATTAAAGGTGACTTATTTGTATTGGGAACAGAAACTAAGATTAGTTCTCAAACAATTGAGTTAGCAGACCATAGAGTAGGAATTGCTACTACTGTTGGAACAAATCTTTTACTTAATGGTGGTGGTATTGGAATTGGTTCTGCAAATATTTTAAAAACATTTACTTATCATAATACTTCAGATACTTTAAGATCATCCGTTGGATTAGGTGTTACTAGCGGTCAAGTTTTTAAGATTGGTTCAAATACAGTACTAAATAGTACTACTCTTGGTTCTGGAATTACTCTTTCATCTTTAACCAAATTGGGAACTCTTTCAAATTTAAATATTAGTGGATTGAGTACATTTACTGGAATAGCAACTTTTAGTACTAATGTAAATATTGGCGGCACTTTAACAGCACTAGACATAGATGGAGGAGAATACTGATGGCTAAACCAGGCACTAGACAAGAACTTATAGATTATTGTTTTAGGAGATTGGGTGCTCCGGTATTAGAAATAAATGTAGATGATGATCAGGTGGATGATTTAGTTGATGATGCTATACAACTTTTTAATGAACGTCATTATGATGGTATTGAGAGAATGTATTTGAAATACAAAGTTTCTCAAAATGATTTAGATCGTGGTAGAGCTACTGGAACAACTGATGTTGGAATTGTTACAACTACAGGAACATCAACAAATATTGCAGGTTTGGGTACAATCACTTCAAATTTCTATGAAACTAGTAATTTCATAGCAGTTCCAGATTCTGTTATTGGAATTGAAAAAGTATTTAAGATTGATACTAGTACAATTTCAAGTGGAATGTTTAATATAAAGTATCAATTATTTTTGAATGATTTATATTTTTTCAATTCTATTGAATTACTTCAATATTCAATGATTAAAACATATCTTGAAGATATAGATTTCTTATTAACTGCAGATAAAAGAGTAAGATTTAATAAGGTGCAAGATAGATTGTATTTGGATATGGATTGGGATAATATTAATCTAGATGACTTTTTAGTTATTGATTGTTATAGAATTTTAGATCCCCAAGATGCTACTCAAATTTATAATCATGAATTTATGAAAAAATATCTTACGGCACTTATAAAGAGGCAGTGGGGACAAAATTTAATAAAATTTAGAGGTGTAAAACTTCCTGGAGGAATTGAATTAAATGGTAGAGAAATATATGAAGATGGTGAAAGGGAAATAGCGGATATAAGGCAAAATATGTCTTCAAATTATGAATTACCACCACTCGATTTAGTTGGATAATGGCACTTAATCCTTTCTTTCTTCAAGGTTCTCAATCTGAGCAAAGATTAATTCAAGAATTAATCAATGAGCAACTTACCATTTATGGTATAGAAGTTATTTACTTGCCTAGAAGAATTGTAAATAAGGATCAGATTTTAAATGAAGTTGAATCATCTAAGTTTAGTGATAATTTTGCCATAGAAGCATATGTCAATACTTATGATGGATATACTGGAGCAGGTGATATTTTAACCAAATTTGGTATGAGTTTAAAGGATGAACTCATAGTTACTATATCTAAAGAAAGATTTGAAGATTTTATTTCATCTTTTTTAGAATCGTTGCCAGATTCTGAAGTAGAAGTCTCTTCAAGACCTAGAGAAGGAGATTTGATATATTTTCCTTTAGGAAAAAGAATTTTTGAAGTGAAATTTGTAGAGCATGAAAAACCATTTTATCAGTTGGGAAAAAATTATGTTTATGAATTGAAATGTGAACTCTTTGAATACGAAGATGAAATGGGTGGATGGGAAGAAATTAGTACAACAACGGAAGAAATTGATGATGTACTTCAAAGTCAAGGTTACATAACTACTTTAAAATTAATTTCCATTGGATCTACAGCATCAGTTGGTTTATCTACAGAAACTGGTTATATTAGAAAAATTGTTTTAAATGATGATGGATTTGGGTATACAAAGGTTCCAACCGTTGCTATTACAACTGCACCGGCAGGAGGAAAAGATGCGACAGCAGTTGCAATAACAACAGCAGTTGGTAATGTTTATTCTTTGAAGGAAATATTGCTCACAAATCCAGGTGCTGGTTATACAGTTACTCCAACAGTCTCAATCATTAGTGCTGGAGCAACTATAACTGGTGTAGGAACTACTACATATGGAGTTGGTGCTGCAGCAACAGCAGTATTAGTGACATCCAATTCTGGTATTGGTACTGTAAGTATTGCTTCTAGTGGAAGTGGATATGCGTCTGTTCCTTCTATCGCTTTTGCATCTCCAATTTCAGGTGTTGGCACTGCTATTGGTAGAGTTGTTATTGATAGTAATGAAAATCATGTAACTCAGGTTCTTATAGTAGATGCTGGTATTGGATATACTGCCGGAACAGCAATTGCAACAATTAGTAATCCTCCAATTATAACTGGATTGGGTACTTTTGCATTCAATGAGGAAGTTACTGGATCAGTTTCTGGGGCAAAAGGAAGGGTAAAATCTTGGGATGCTCCAAATAATATATTAAAATTGGGAACTACAGATGGAACATTTGCTGCTGATGATGTAATAGTTGGAACAGCTTCATCAGCAAAATATAGTGTTGATTATATTCAGACAGCAGAATTTAGTGATAAATATGACAAAGGTGATGAAATAGAGAGTGAAGCAGATCTCATTATAGATTTTTCAGAGTCAAATCCATTTGGTACTTACTAATGTTAGGAACTTATTACTATCATGAAATAATTAGAAAGACGATTATTTCTTTTGGAACACTGTTTAATAATATTAATATTCGTCATGATGATTCTGCAGGAAATTCTTATAGTGAGTTAAAAGTTCCTTTGGCATATGGACCGTCACAAAAATTTCTTGCTCGTCTTGAGCAACAAGCGGATTTAAATAAACCAGTACAAATAACTTTACCGAGAATGTCATTTGAGATGACATCAGTGTCCTATGATTCTACAAGAAAGGCAGGAGTAACTCAATCGTTTAAAGCATCAGATGGTACAAATTTGAAAAGAGTTTATATGCCCGTTCCATATAATATAGGATTTCAATTAAATATTTTAAGTAAGTTGAATGATGATGCTCTTCAAATAGTTGAGCAAATATTACCATATTTTCAACCAGCATTTAATTTGACTGTTGATTTGGTTAGTTCTATAGGAGAAAAAAGAGATATTCCGGTTTTATTGGAGAATATTTCATTCCAGGATGATTATGAAGGAGATTTTTCCAGTAGAAGAGCATTAATTTACACATTAGATTTTACTGCAAAAACATACTTATTTGGACCAGTTTCGGATACTACAGATGGTCTTATCAAAAAAGTTCAAGCAGATGTTTATTCTAGTACAAATACTAAGACTGCAACTAGAGAAATGAGATATACGGCTACCCCAAATCCAATTGATGCTGGTCCGGAAGATGATTTTGGATTCAGTGAAGGATGGGAATATTTCTCAGATTCTAAAAATTATAGTCCTACACAACAAAAGGATATTTGAGGTAGTTTATGAGTAATAATTATGATAGTATCGATGAAGCACTCAATACAGAAAGTAGTATTGTAGAGACAACTCCTAAAGAGATAGAAGTTTCTAAATCAAAAGATAATGATATTGAGAAGGATTATGAGTATACAAGAGCAAATTTATATTCCTTAATTGAAAAAGGACAAGAAGCAATAAATGGCATAATGGAGCTTGCAGGAGAAGGAGCAAGTCCAAGAGCATATGAGGTTGCTGGTCAGTTAATTAAAAGCGTTGCAGATACAACTGATAAGTTAATAGATCTCCAAAAGAAAGTCAAAGAAGTTGAAGAAGATAATATTAAAACTACAAATAATGTTACTAATAACGCAGTATTTGTGGGGTCAACATCCGATCTACAAAAAATGTTGAAACAAGGTTTTCTAAATAATAAAGAGTAATTTACTTTTTTATTAATGAAAAAGTGTAAACAGGGATATTATTATTGTTATACAGATAAAAAGTGCAAGAAAATGCCTTCTGGATATCATACAGGTATTCGTGGATATTTGGTGAGAGATGATGAAAATGATAAAGAAAAAAATAAAAATGGTAATGGTGGCAATGGAAATGGTAATGGTGGCAATGGAAATGGTTCTAATGGAAATGGTAATGGAGGTAATGGAGGTGGTAATGGAGGTAATGGAGGTGGTGTAAGTGAATCAAAAAGTGGTGATAGTTCTTTGCGTGACTGGTTTAGCAAGAGTCGCTCTTCTGATGGTACCCCTGGTTGGGTTCAGTTGGGTGGCAAATACGCCGGAAAACCCTGTGCCCGTCAACCAGGACAAACCACTAAACCAAAGTGTGGATCTTCAAAAATGAAGAGAAACCTTGATAAGGATGAAGAGAAAGCAGCATTTCGCCGTAAGCAACGTCAAGATCCAAATCCAGATAGAAAAGGGAAGGCAATCAACGTGAAAACAGAAGAAGTATTTTTATATAATTGGAGAAAGGAATTAGAAGAACAATTAGTTCCTGTTACTACAGCAATTCCTCCTAGAAATTATCCGGCGACAACATATGTTGATGCTGATAAGGAAAAAAGAGTAAAAAAATATATTAAAAATAAAGGATTTAAAGATATTAATTCTGATTATAAACCTGAAAGTGAAATAATTGAAGGTAGAGGAGATGGTGGAAGTCCTTATGAACCATATAAAGCACCAAAAGAAGATCCAAAAAATCCATATGTACCAGCTCCCAAAAGAAAAATAAAACCAACTGGATCACAACTTCCTCCAATTCAAAAAGCACATTATGAACCAGAAAATGAAATAATTGAAGGGAAAAAAGATGCTTGTTATCATAAGGTCAAGTCTCGCTATTCTGTATGGCCTTCTGCTTATGCATCTGGCGCATTAGTTAAGTGTCGTAAGGTTGGTGCTGCCAATTGGGGCAATAAAACTAAGAAAGAAGGTTATAATGAATCTTTCTCTAATTGGAGATCTGAATTTGATATTGATGAAATGATTGGAACTACGGGTATAAGAAGAATTGATAGTGAAGAATCTGAAAGAAGAGCAGAGGAGAGAAAAAAAATTAAATTACAGAGACAGAAAAAGGCTGAGGAAAGGAGAAAACTTCTAAAAAAAGAAAGGATGACTTTTGGGATTAGATTTTTTGATAAAAATGGATCTGGATATATTGATAAAGATACTGGAGAAAAGGTTTATGATCAAGTAAATGAAAAACTCAATTTAAAAAAAGCAGACATGGGTGATGTTGTAAAAGATTTTTATAAATCTGATGCACCTCAGTTTAAGGGAAAGACTAAAGAAAAACGTCGTGAAATGGCAGTAGCAGCAAAACTTTCTGCTATGGAAGAAGATTGGCAGAAAGTCAATAAGTCTGATAAGACTGATGGTATGAGTGCTGCTGCAGTCAAGGCATATCGTCGTGAAAATCCTGGTTCAAAATTAAAGACTGCCGTAACAGGTGATCCAAAACCAGGTAGTAAGGATGCTAAGCGCAGGAAGTCCTTCTGTGCCCGTTCTAAGGGGCAACAAGACATGCATAACATTGATTGCTCTAAAACCCCCGATAAACCTGTTTGTAAAGCCCGTCGCCGTTGGAAGTGTTGAGTTGATTTGTTATGAGTGAAGTATATCTTGGTAATCCTAATTTAAAAAAAGCAAATACACCGATTGAATTTA